AAGGTGCTGCTGCTGACCTACTACGGCCTGGTGCCCAAAGAGTACCTGACCAACAACGAAGACGAGGTCGTGGAGCTTTTCCCCGACGACTCGGCGGCCGAGGACTACACCAACATGGTCGAGGCCATCGTGGTGATCGCCAACGGCGGGCTGCTGCTCAAGGCCGAAGAGAACCCGTACATGATGAAGGACCGGCCGATCCTGGCGTATCAGGACGACACGGTGCCCAACCGCCTGCTCGGGCGTGGGACGATTGAGAAGTCCTACAACATGCAAAAGGCCATCGACGCGCAGATCCGGTCGCACCTGGACTCGCTGGCCCTGACCACCGCCCCGATGATGGGCATGGACGCGACCCGCCTGCCGCGCGGGGCTCGCTTTGAGGTCAAGCCGGGCAAAGCCTTCATGGTCAACGGCAACCCGCAGGAGATCCTGTACCCGTTCAAGTTCGGCCAGAGCAGCCCCGAGAACCTGGCCACGGCCAAGGAGTTCGAGCGTATGCTGCTGCAGGCCACCGGCACGCTGGACAGCCAGGGCATGGTCAGCCAGGCCGCCAGAGACGGCGGCGGGATGTCGATGGCGGTGGCCACGATCATCAAGAAGTACAAACGCACGCTGGTGAACTTCCAGGAGGACTTCCTGATCCCGTTCATCCAGAAGGCGGCCTTCCGCTACATGCAGTTTGACCCCGAGCGCTATCCGTCGGTGGACATGAAGTTCATCCCGACGGCCACGCTGGGCATCATCGCCCGCGAGTATGAGCAGCAGCAGTTCATCGGCCTGCTGCAGACCCTGGGCCCCAACACCCCGGTGCTGCCGCTCATCCTCAAGGGTATTCTCAACAACTCAAGCCTGACGAATCGCTACGAGCTCATCTCGGCGCTTGACCAGATGAGCCAGCCTGACCCGCAGGCCCAGCAGCTTCAGATGGCCCAGCAGCAGCTGGCCCTGCAAGCGGCCCAGGCACAGATCGCGGTGCAGACGACCCAGGCCGAGCAGAACCGGGCAGAGGCGGCCAAGCTGCTGACTGAGGCACAACTCATGCCCCAAGAAGTGCAGGCTAAGGTCATCGCTTCTTCGACCAAGAACCTGCCAGCTAATGGTGGTGGCGATGAGTTTGAAAAGCGGGTCAAGATCGCCGAGCTGATGCTCAAGGAAGCGGACATCAAGAACAAGTCCAAGATCGTCGAGCTTCAAATGGCCGAGAAGCGCAATCAGATCTCCGGCATGGAAGAAGACTTCTTGGAAGAGCTGACCAAGGAGTTGGGAAATGGACGTTGAAAGCCTTGCCAAGCAACTGATTCTCAAGGGCATGACGGACGAGCAGCAAACTGCCGTCCTTCAGTCCATCCGCGCCACCATGGCGCAGAGTCGGGAGCTGAAAAAGCAAAAGGTCGGTGAGCAGGCGCAGCTTGTCGTCCAGGCGCTCAAGAAGATTGAGGCCGACATCCGCTCGCGCTACGACGAATTGGGCAACAAGATCGAAGAACGTGTCGCTTCGATCAAGGATGGCAAGGACGGACGCGATGGAGCCAACGGCCGAGACGGCCGGGCGGGCCGTGACGGGGCCAAAGGGCCGGCCGGGCCCCGCGGTGCGGACGGTGTCAACGGCCGAGATGGCCGCGACGGGGTCGATGGGGTGTCTGTTACGGACGCCAAGATCGACTTTGACGGCTCTCTGATCATTTCCCTGTCCTCCGGGCGTGAAATCAACGTCGGAGAAGTCGTTGCGCCCGATCTGGCCGAGAAAATCAAGGTCATCACCAACGGCGGGGGCACGTCGCAGTCGGTTTTGGACACTCTGGCGAGCCTTCAGACCCAGATCAACAACCTGATCCCCAGCCAAACGGGCAATGCGGGCAAGTTTCTGACCACAAACGGGTCGGTTTTGTCTTGGGCGACGGTGTCTGGCAGCGGTTTGTCGTACCAGGGCACCTGGAACGCAGCTACAAACACCCCCACGCTGGCCTCCGGCACGGGCACAAGCGGCTACTACTACATCGTTTCGACCCCTGGATCGACCAATTTGGACGGGATTACCGACTGGAAAGCGGGCGATTGGCTGCTTTTCAACGGTACGGCCTGGCAAAAGATCGACCAGAGCTGGGCTACGGCTGGCGCCAACGACAACATTACCTCGATGACCGGGGTGACGGGCGGCATTTCGTCGCCGGACTTCATTCAGTTCGACACCGGGGCTACCGTCACCAATGCGGCGGGCCGTATGTACTGGGACGCGACCCAGCAGACGATGACGGTGGGTCTAAACGCCAACATCGCTGCCGACATCGGCCAAACGCTCTACGCCTACGTCACGAACGACGAGTCGGTAACGATCACCAAGGGCCAGCCGGTCTACATGTTCGCCGCTGCTGGAGATCGGGTGTCGGTCAAGCTCGCCTACAACACGGGCGATGCCACTTCGGCCAAGACTCTGGGCATCTGCGCGGAGGACATTGCTGCGGGCCAGGCCGGCATGGTGCTATGCCAAGGCGTACAAGACGGCCTGAACCTGGCGGCCTACAGCCCTGGCGACACGCTATACCTCGGCGCGACGGCCGGCACTCTCACGGCCACCAAGCCCTATGCTCCAAACCACCTCGTCTATATCGGTGTGGTTGAGCGGGCTAACGCTGGCAACGGCCGCCTGTATGTGCGCGTGCAAAACGGCTACGAACTGGACGAGCTGCATAACGTGTCGGCCCAGTCCCCCAGCAACGGTCAAACGCTAATCTACAACGCCACTACGGGGCTGTGGACTAAGGGGACTCTGACGGCTGGCACGGGCATCAGCATCGCCAACGGTGCTGGCTCTATTACGGTGACCAACTCGGGCGTTACAGACTTCAACACGCGCACTGGCTCGGTAACTCTTGGGTCTAGCGACGTAACTACCGCTCTTGGGTATACGCCAGTCAACAAAGCCGGCGACACGATTACCGGCCCGACCGTCGTTGATGTTAATTCTTCCAGCACCGCGCTGCGGCTCACGCAAACAGGTGCTGGGAATGCCCTGGTGGTGGAAGATTCGACCAATCCAGACGCAACCCCCACGGTCGTTGATGCTTCTGGCAGGGTTATTGTCGGGAACACGACCTCTCTGACGACCTTTTCTGTTGACGCCGGTGTTCAAAACTATTCTGGCAGCGGCTACTACACCGCCGGAAATTTTGCGGCTGATGCGTTTGGCTCTTTCTTCAGCTTCATCAAGTCGCGTAACGCAACAGTCGGCTCGCACACCATCGTGCAGTCTGGTGACGGTCTGGGAACTGTGGCTTTTGCGGGGTCGGACGGCACTGCCTACATCCGTGGCGCTCAGATCCGCGTCGAAGTGGACGGCACTCCCGGCACCAACGATATGCCCGGTCGCCTGCTGTTCAGCACGACAGCAGATGGCGCAAGTTCGCCGACTGAGCGCTTCCGCATCTCCAACTTCGGTGGGTGGGGTCTTGCTGGGGCCAACTATGGTACCGCCAACACGCAGGCAATCGTCTCCAATGGAAACGCGGCTGCGCCTACCTGGCAGGATGTTGTTACTCCGACTGCAACTCAGACGCTGACGAACAAAACCATCAGCGCAGACAACAATACGATATCTGGGATTGCGGCGTCCAGTTTTGTCCTGTCGAACAGCTCTGGAAATATCGACGGCGCGGTCGCACAAAAAGCCATCCCCACTGGCGTGGTGGTTGGAACTACTGACACTCAAACCCTGACGAACAAGACATTGACAAGCCCGTCAATGTCCGACCCGACAATCACTGGTGTGGCTACTGTTGCCGCCGGAAGTGCCACTGCTCCGGCCATCACAACCACAGGCGACACTAATACAGGCATCTACTTCCCGGCTGCCGATACAGTCGCGTTTACGGAAGGCGGAGTAGAGTCCCTGCGGATTGACTCTAGCGCCAACCTTAGATTCAACTCTGGCTACGGGTCTGTCGCCACCGCCTATGGTTGCCGTGCCTGGGTGAACTTCAACGGAACCGGCACCATTTCAATCAGAGACGATGGAAACGTCACGTCGCTTACAGACAATGGCGGGACTGGAGACTACACAATCAATTTCACAAACTCCATGCCGGACACAAACTACGCGGTTGTCGGCAGCGCTCAACTAGATACCTCGGCTGCGGACAACAACGCGCCTTACGTTGGCGTATACAGATCTTCAACCGCGCTTGCTACTGGCAGCGTGAGAGTGGTTTGCCGTTTGGGCAACAACACTTCAACTGACGCCACCGGCGTTTACGTCGCTATCTTTCGTTGAGGCCAACTATGAATCAACGCATCATTTACCCCACGGACGAGGGCGGCGTAGCGGTTGTCATTCCATCGCCAAATTGTGGGTTGACGATTGAAGAGATAGCGGCAAAGGACGTGCCTGCTGGCAAGCCTTATAAGATCGTGGACGTGGCCGACATCCCGTCCGACCGAACCTTCCGCGACGCCTGGGAGTATCAGGAATGATCGTCATCAACTTGAACAAAGCCAAGGCCATCGGTCACGAGATGCGTCGCGCTGCTCGTGCAGCTGAGTTTGCACCGTTTGACGATGCCATTGCCAAGCAGATTCCTGGGCAAATGGACGGCGCAGAAGCGGCTCGCCAGGCGATCCGCGAGAAGTATGTGGCCGTCCAGATCGCTATAGACGCGGCAGCTACGCCCGACGATATCAAAAACGCCCTCGCGTAAACGATAGACTTTCGGAGCGACACATGGAAGAAATAGATCCGGTCAAATATGGCGTGCTGTGGGAGCGCGTTCAGAACATGGACAAGAAGATCGACAAGATGGAAAAGCAGATCGAGGAGCTGCTTGCCCTAGCCAACAAGTCCCAGGGTGGCTTGTGGGCCGGCATGGCCATCGCGTCTGCGGTCGGTGGTATCTTCACCTGGGTTGTTGGCCACTTCAAAGGCGGCTGACATGGTCGACCCGATCACCGCTTTTGCCACAGCTCAGGCTGCGGTGGCCGGGATTCAAAAGGCCATCAAGCTGGGCAAGGACATCAACGGCCTGATCGGGGACTTCGGCAAGTTCTTTGACGCCAAAGACGCCTTGGAAAAGGCGGCTAACGACAACGCCAAGTCGGGCAAGACCGACACCCAGATGGCCATGGAGATCGTTGGCCAGCGCAACCAGTTGCGCGAGATGGAGGAGCACCTCAAGCACACCCTGATCTACACTGGCTACCCCGAGATGTGGGAGCAGATGCTGATTGAACGGGCTAAGATCCGCCAGGCCCGCGAGCGGGCGGAGCGAGAGGCCCGCAAGGCTGCTTTAGAACACAGGCAAAACCTGATCGACGGCGTGCTGTACGGCGTGATCGCCATGCTGTTTGCCGCCCTCATAATCGGCACCACCTACATCATCCTTGAAGTAGCATGACCTTCCTGGACAAGCCTTCCCCCACCGCCAGCCGCTCCGAGCGCGAGGCATACGTCAAAGCCTGGGCGGCCATCACCATCTCGGTGTTCGCCCTGTTGCTGGCCATCAACGGCTACTTCGGCGGCAGCAACTCCAGCCGGGTGCTGTCCAAGACCATCGAGGCCAATAACTTCTGGGCCTGGTATCAGGCCAAGAACGTCCGGGCGACGATTCTGGAGACGGCCGGCAAGGACATCCCGGCCGCCCGGCAGCGGTCGGACATGGAGGACATCAGCGCCAAGGCCCGGCGGTCCGAGGCCGAGCGCGATGTTGCCAAGAACAAAAGCCCCTACTTTTCTTACGCGGGCATGGCCCTGCAGCTCGCCATCGTCCTGTCCAGTGCTGCAATTTTGGCCGTGATGATGCCCCTGCTCTACGCCAGCGTCGTCGTCGGTGCCGGCGGCGGGGCTCTTCTTTTCTACGCCATGGTGCTCTGATGGATCCTAAACTACAAAAGTATTACGAAGATAGATTCGACATGTTCGCTCACCAGGGGTGGGCGGACTTGATGGAAGACATCGATGCAATGCTTGACTCTTTAAACAATGTGTCTACCATTGCGGATGAGAAAAGCCTACAATTTCGTAAAGGTGAGATTTCGATTCTGACCTGGCTAAAAACCTTGAAGAAGGTCAGCGAGGACGCTTACGAGGATCTGACAAGTGCGAAGAATGTATGAATTCGCCTGCGAATGCGGGCAACGCACCGAGGCGCTAGTCGGTTATGAGACGAAAAGCGTGCGGTGTGGGTGTGGTGGGGATGCCCACCGCATCATGAGCGCTCCGGCGTTCAAGTTGGAGGGGTGGTCTGGGCACTTTCCGTCCGAGCACGGGCGGTTTGAGCGCAAACACATCGAAAAGTTGAATGCAGAGCGCAAAGCCAACTCATAAGCCACGGGGCCGAGTTGAATCTCCTACAACCATTTTGGCAGGAACCCTATGCTGATTGACAATGAACCCGAGCCGCTAGGCGAACTTGAGGCAGTAGAGTCCAAGACCCCAGAGCTCCCGGAGAAATATCGGGACAAAAGCCTGGAGGACATCATCCGCATGCACCAAGAGGCTGAAAAGCTCATTGGTAAGCAGGCCCAGGAAGTGGGCGAAGTGCGGAAACTGGCCGATGAGCTGATCAAGCAGAACCTCGGATCAAAGCAACAGCAAGTAAAAGAGGAAGAACCGGAAGTAGACTTCTTCGAGAACCCGCAAAAAGCGGTTCAGACGACGATCGAAAAGCACCCGGACGTCCTTGCTGCGCGTCAAGCCAGCATGGAGTTCCGCCGGATGCAGACACAACAGAAGCTCACGCAAGAGCACCCGGATTTCACCCAAGTGGTGAGCGATTCGGACTTCCAGACCTGGGTGAAAAGCTCGCCCGTGCGCCTGGCGCTCTACGCAAAAGCTGATGCTGAGTTCGATTTCGATTCGGCCAATGAGCTGCTTTCTACCTTCAAACAACTGCGCGGCACCAAGGCCAAGCAGGCAGAGCAATCTAGCGATGCCAGCCGGGCCAAGAACATGAAGGCCGCACAAGTTGATGTGGGTGGATCTGGCGAGAGCTCTAAGCGTGTCTACCGACGTGCCGACCTTATTCGGCTGAAAATGACCGATCCGGCTCGCTACGACGCCCTAAGTGATGAAATCATGCAGGCGTACGCAGAGGGACGGGTCAAGTAACCTTGAATCTGGAGATTTAACATGGCCAACACTGCTTTCGCACCTAACAATGCGGTAACCACCACCTCTGCAGCCAATTTCATCCCCGAAATTTGGTCTGATGAGATCATCGCTGCCTACAAGAAGAACCTCGTCCTGGCCAACGTGGTCAAGAAGATGTCCTTCAAGGGCAAAAAAGGCGACACCGTCAACATCCCCGCTCCGCTGCGTGGCACCGCCAACGCTAAGGTTGCGACCGATGCCGTGACGCTGATCGCTGAGAGCGACACCAACATTCAAGTGCTCATCAACAAGCACTATGAGTACAGCCGCCTGATCGAGGACATCGTCGAAGTGCAAGCCCTGACCAGCCTGCGTTCTTTCTACACGGAAGACGCTGGTTACGCCCTGGCTCGTCGTATCGACACCGACCTCGTCCAGCTGGGCCGCGCTTTCAACGGCGCCACCGTGGGCACCGACGACTACGCCACCGCTGCTAACAGCACCAAGGCGTTCATCGGCTCCGACGGCACCACCGCCTACAACAGCAACACCTCCAACGCTGCTGCTCTGACTGATGCTGCTATCCGCCGCACCATCCAGCGCCTGGACGACAACGACGTTCCGATGGACGGCCGTTTCTTCCTGATCCCCCCGTCGAGCCGCAACACCCTGATGGGTCTGGCCCGTTACACCGAGCAGGCTTTCGTCGGCAACGGCGATGCCATCCGCAACGGTGAAATCGGCCAACTCTACGGCATGGCTGTCTTCGCCTCTTCCAACGCCGACAACGGCGCGGGCAACTCTGGCAATGACCGCATCTGCCTGATGGGCCACCGCGACGCCATGGTGCTGGTCGAGCAGCTGGGCATCCGTTCGCAGACTCAGTACAAGCAGGAATACCTGGGCACCCTCTTCACCGCTGACACGATCTACGGTGTGAAGGCCCTGCGTACCTCCGCTTCGTCCTCCGCTGCCAACGCCTCTGCCGCCTTCGCGCTGGCTGTTCCGGCCTAATTGCAGTTGCCCCCTCCCCTTCGGGGGAGGGTCTTTTTTCATAGGAGATTAAAATGGCTGCTGCTTCTGCTGTTGTTTCCCGTCGCGGAAACGATCAGTTCCGGGGTCTGTTTTCGGACACTTGGGACGTTTCTTGCACCCTGGACGCTGGCGCTATCAGCGCTGGTGCTACCGACACGGACACCGTGACGGTTCCTGGTGTTGCTCTGGGCGATATGGTTCTGGGTTTTTCGCATGGTGTTAGCGAAGCGGGTCTGATCAAACGGGCCTACGTT